TCCGACCGAGAGTAGACATTTACTTTTTGCCCCTCCCAGATAAATCGATCGAAAATCCCGTCAAAGAATCCATCAGTGTTTTCGAGGCTTATCTGTGAGTTTGTCTCAAGAACCGTGCCTGAGTTCTCAGAGTCAAGCTCAAGGCGCAGCGAGGGCTGGTTTACTATTCGTGAATCCCAGCTTACGGAGGAGTTATTGCTATATGGCGTTGAGATAGCTACTGGAATAGTTGAAAAAAATAGCCTGTACTTTAAGAAGACCCTTTTTTGATTTGGGTCTGCGTCCGAAAGAAGTCGAATTCTCGTGACGTTGGTTTCGGGGTTATAGAAAAACTGTCCAGGAGATGGTTCAGAATTGGAAGAAGTTAGTTCTACCCCATCGACCGTAACGCCGCAAACAAAGTAATCAGAAGAAATAGAGTAAACCGGACCGCCAGAAAATATTTTTCTCTGATGCTTTGTCTCGACGGTGCAAAGTGTGATTTTCTGCGACCTAGGGTTTTCTGAAAACTCTTTGTAATTAAGAGCCATACACCAACACCTGAAACCGTCCTGCCCATCCCGTAGGAATCGAGGTTATATCAAGGCGAAGGAAGTTGTTGTTTGCTACCGCCGCTGTCGCGATTACTCCCGAGCTAAGAGTGTAATCAGGGTCGGAGGCAAAGTTTATGATTGGCTTTGTCGTAAGAATAGACACCATCCCTGCTCCAGCCGGAGTGGTGTTTTTCTTGATATCTGCCTCTAGAAACCCGCTTGCAACGCCGTTCTTGGTGTAAACCAAAAGGCGAACCGAGGTTATGTTAAAAGCAACAGGAGCCATAAAGTAGGACAAACCTGTTAACGTTGCCGCCGGTGCGCCGACGGAGACAACGTGGTTAAAGACCTCAAGCGGTGCACCGCCTCCGCCTCCGCCACCAATGTCTCCGTCTTCGATAGCATCCTTTAGCGTCTTATTAATTCCTGATGCCGTTACGAAAACTCTCGTATCCGGGAGGTTGTTAATAAGACGAGGATCAAGGATAGCCATTACTCGCGCTCGTAAGACACTGTGAGCAGATCGCCGTTAACAAGGGCAATGTTCCCTGCTGACGCCAGATCGCCATGGAAAGTCACCCGGGTAGCGGGTCCAGCAACGTTGGAAAGAGTGTAATCAACGCCCTTTTTCTGTAAAATGCCGCTGAAAAAAACTTGAACAGACGCATGAAGGACAACCTGAGACAGGTCCTTATACTGGTTGGTGACGTCAGTGGCGGTGATTGAAAGAATCTCTTCCTGCTGGACAGGAACAATGGCGCCCGCGGGAATTTCGGCAAACGTAAGATTTGATACGCCAACAGTTGGAGCAGCATTGGTGAGGATCCAGCGAGTCTTTCCGTTGATAGAGCCGAAAAGAATGTCTACCGAAACACCCTGCTTGACCTCGGAGGCGGGCGTTCCATCAAAGTCGGCTGTGCGAACGAGGTCAGTGCCATCGTAGCGATAAATGCCGTTTTCTTTTGCATCCGTCTGATCTTTTACCAGAACCCGGTCATTCATCACCAATACGTGAGAATCGATTGAGCCCGGGGCTCCAACGAGAGCAACGTTTCCGGTTGTGGCGCAATCGGCGGCTTCTTTGAGGGAGGTTACGCCGGAGACATAGTCTTGAACCCAACCCAGTGTAGCAAGATCCTGAGAAAGGCTCGGGGTAAACGACGATTGGGGCTTTACTCCAAACTCGGCAAGGTCCGAGGTGTTTGCCCGCAGCAGGGGAATGTCGCCCGTGTTCGCAGCGTTACGCGCGCGAATGGACTGGTTGTTTGAAAGGCGGATCTTTTGATCTGTAACTGCGTTATTCTCAATACCCCGGGTCTTGATCTGCATTTTTTTCTCCTATTGATAAGTGACCCTAACCAGATCACCCGCTTGTAGTAAACTTCCCAAATTGTAACCAGCAAAAATAACTTCTGCACCAGAAACCATAAAATCATTTCCCACGGTATATTGGCAAATACCGTCCCAGAACAACGTCACCGTGCTTGGGATTGCGGGCGCGATAGAAAGGACAATTTTTCCTGCAATGATTTCCGATGCAGAAAGAATCCTTTCGCTTGCGCGTAGACCAACAACGGACACAACCGAGGGAACGGTCTCGCTCTCGTAGCCATCTGCTATGTCGACGACTCTCAGTGCCATTAAAGCTCCCTTGGCTTCATTTCAATAATTCTAAACGAGTAAGGGTAGTCTGTGAACCCCGCATTAGGGTCTGAAATTCCACCAAAAACACCGCCGAAGTCTTTGCACCATCCCAAAAATGACGTTGTAGAGTAATTGTATCCAGTTTGAGTTAGGCGGAATACATAGTCTCCACGATCAAAAACAGTGGGAGTGCTAAAAACAAAAGGAGAAAAAACGTGAAGGTAGTTTTTAGTCCCACCAAAAGAAGCGCGCAAACTATTAGAGCTAAAATTAAATGCGGCATAACTGTCGCCCTCCTTCTCCACTATAAATGAAAAATTTCCCGCTGGCATATTGTGTAAGTAGAGGTGAAGCTTTATGCTCGCGACAAGCATTCTCTGTTTGAATCTGATCGGCTGAGTAAAACTGGTAAGGAGTTCGTCCACAACAAGAGTGGTCACATACCCTCCTCAAGATCAAGGCTCAGATTCCAGAAGTTTCCAGCCACATACTGCAACTGAGGGTCATCTTTCAGATAAAAGTACCCGCCGATTCTGTTATTGTTGTTTGTAATTTCCGTAGAGTCAAAAATAAGCCAAAGCGGTCGAGTGTTAGAACAGTAGTCCAATACCTCAAAAACCGCATCCATCTCGTCTTTGGTTAGAAAGGCAAGCGATACGCCCACCTCTTTTGCGGTGGCAATTTCGTCAACAAAGCGCTGTCCTAGTCTATTTTTAGCTACGACGGCAAGATTGTTTTGCTTAAAGTCGATTGGGTAAGTAACGTCGGTCAAAATTTCAGACATCTTCCCAATAAACACATTTGAGATCTCGCAGAAATCCTCGGGGGAAGTAAAGTCGAGTCGAACATATCTGGCGGAAAGAACCGTAGGGGTTTGAACCTTTCCGAGACCAAAAACATAGTCCAAAACAACGGGCGAGGTAAACATGGGCGTAACCCACGAGTTCACGTTATTGACCTTAAACGTCAGCGAACTCAGGTTAAAACCCTCCCGCCCGTTATCGCATATCAAAAAACTGTCAATATCGACTGACTCACCAAAGTCGAACACCACAAAACCCGAACCAGCAGTTGTGCGAAAGACCTTTGTTCTTCTGGGGTCTTTTAGATTGCTGGCAGGGAATTGAGCGTTTACCGTCGAGGGAGTTATGATTGCAGATTCCACCTGATTAAGAGCAAGGAATTTTGTGCTCATACTGCGAAACCTGCCTCTCTCTCGTCGCGGACAAGCCTTGCGATTTCTCTAGAGTTAGCCTGGACGACGATTGTCATCCCAGCGATTCGGTCCCCTAGGGCAGAAATTGCAGCGATCACCGAGCCACCGCCGCCACCGTTGTTTATATCTGAAAACAGTTTGGACTGTTGCTGTCTATTTAGAATCATCTCACCCGAGTTGACCTGCGCAGAAATTCTGTCCCCCGACATGGAATTTCCAGGAACAATACCCCCCTGGGCAAACTTGGGCGGCTGTTGGGAGGCGATCTTTGCAATGTTTGCGGCTGAGGCAACGCCCACGGCGGCAGCCAAGGCGTAGTTAAACGGGGGCGGCGCGCTCGCCAAGGCTTTTTGCACCGCTTGGATCCCGTCAATAGTTGCGGTTCCGAGGGCGGCGGCTTTCCCGACCATAAATAGCTCTTTAGAGCCCGAGGATTGCAGCGTAGCGATCGTGCCCAAGGTTCCTCTCATGTTGTCCAGGCGCTGCCTCTGTGACAACTCCTCAAACTTTTGCACCTGAAAGATGCTTGCTTGCTCTGCCCTGGTTCGGGCTGCTCGCAGGGATAGAATTGCAGCATCGTGCCCGCCCGTGCGGGACAATTCTTGAGCTCTTGCCACCTCGCGGAGCGCCTCTTCTTTTCCAAGCCGCTCTTGCAGGAAAATAAAGCCCTCTTCGGCTTTCAATTGCTCTAGGAGCAGGGCTTCTTGCCCCTTGGCTTCCTCGGTGGCTTTCGCGGTATCTCTTACCAGCTGAACCGCGTCGATAATCTTCTGCTCCCCGGCTGCGGCGTCCGAGGCTCGTTTGTTGATATTATCTAAGAACGCTGTATTGCCTTCTTCCTGGGCAAGCTTTTGAGCCTCTAGGGCGGCTTTGGTTGCCCCTATGACTACGTTTGCAGTATCAGTCGCAGCTCTATTCTGAGCGCTCGTTTTGCTAATAATTGCCTTTATCTCGGAGTCGATCGCAGCCTTGTTTTCCTGATTTAGGGCGATCATCTGCTTTTGAGTGGCGATTATTTTTTCTTGTTCGGAAGTATCGCCGCCATAGAGGTTTTTCAGGGCTATTCCCACCTCTTGGGTGGTGATTGCAAACCTTTTGAGACCGTTATCGATAGAAAAAAGAGCCTGCTGGAATAATTTTCCTACAATATCAAATCCAGCAAATGCTTTATTGAAGAAAACAACAATGTCTGCGGCAAAAGAGAATGATTCAACCAGCTTTAGTACGCCATTGGTGATAAAATCGGTGATCGCCCCTTTGTTCGCAGAAATAATCCCCGTAAGAAACTGAACCCCCTTGGATATCCCTTGTAGGGCGGCGATTACAGCAGGATTCTCAATAATCAGAAAGCCAATCGCCTTCCTAAAGTTTTCGATGGAGACCTTGAACAATTCAAATCCACCGGCAAAGGTCTTTGTTTTGGCTTCTGCGGATCCAGAAATGTCGGAAAGAGCCCTTAGAACATTTGCCAACCTCTCCGACTCGGTCGCACCCTTGGCAACATCTATGCCGTATTTTTTAAATCCGGCTGTATTACCGTCGATCCCCTTTGCCACTACGTTGGTAGCGGTTGCCAGGTCTAGATTAAGAGCCGCTGCGAAATCAATCGTCGCTTGAGTTGCTTGCTTTAGCTCGGTTTGGGATAGCCTGTTTACCCGCTGAATAAACGTGGCGGTCTCCAGCACCGCATCGCTTGAGATCCCTGTAGTATTTTCTACAGCATCGGCATATTCCTCAAAAGACTTAAGCCCTGCCTCTGTAAACTTCCCTGTTTGGGCGAGAGCAACACCTAGGTTTGTAACTGCCTGCTGGGACTCAGCAGCCATCTTAGAGGCATCGCCCACACTTCCAACTAAAGCCTGGAAGCCATCAACGAGAAGACCAATGCCCTTAGAGGCTACTGTTGCGGCTAAATTTCCCGCAAAAGAAGCGAGCGCCAGATCTGACTTTTTAAATGATTTTTCAGCTTTGTCACCGAACTCTTGGAACTTGCTCTGTAGAGACGCGATAGCCTTTAGGGCTTTTTGTTCCTCGATGGTAAGCTCGACCGAGACCGTGCCTTCTGCCATTTCTTAGCCTTTTCCTGCACATCTTTTTGATGCTCGACGTTTAGGTTCTCCAGCAAATTAAAACAGTCTATTACCTTGGCAGGTTGATCGAAGAGACCTCCCTCAAATGGTAGTATACCTTCCCGAAAATGGCGACCCATATCTATTAAAAGGGCTATGGCAGGGTTATAGAAGTTAGACGGGCAGGTGTAGTATTTTATCTCTGTTCCCTTTCCGTAGGTGGCAACGGCAGAGTCCCTTTTTATAGAGCAGGATTTCCTGCTGTCCCGCACGGATTGGCTTTGCTTCTTTTTGCAAAGACCGCAGTTAAAATCTTGATCATGCGTTGCCCAGAAAGTGCTTACAAGGGACACGTACTCTCTGGGCTGTAACCAACTCGTTTCGTAAATCCTGTCCAAAACGAGGTCAAGCAGAGTCCCTATTTTTTTGGGAGGACATTTACCTCAACGCCATCGACCTTATCCAGCATTTTATTTGCCGCATAATAGACGCTCGACAGAAGATTCTTCTGGCTCATAAACTCAATCAGGTCGTCTGTAGTGTCGTCATCTAACCCGTCGATGTTTGTCGTTACGGCGTACGGCTGGTCTGCCGAGTCGGTAAGCCCAATGACGTCTACCACGGCGTATTTGATGCACAGATAAGCCTGCTGCTGGAAGTCTGCAACCTCCTCGCCCTTAACCATTCGTGTCTTCGATGAAATATCCATCTTCTGCGCAACGGTAAGGGGTCGAATTACAATCTCGATCTCTTCTTGAGCCTCTTGGTCCTTGTACTTTAGCGAAATTCTGTCCTTAATGCTTAGGATCTTCATTGGTCCCCCGTTATTTTTCCCTGAGAAATAATATCTAGAATTTTTACCAAATACGCCAACTCGACAGTGTTCAATTCCCCGACGCAGTACTGTGTTTGTCCGTCCGGACAGATGCTTAGAACAACATATTTTTCACCGAAAAAGTTTCTTAGAAAATAATGTGGCTCTATCTGTAGTTGGGGTATTTGCTCCATATAGAACTAATAGCAAGGTTTCGCAAAAATAAAAGCCCCCACCATACGGCAGGGGCAGGCAATGTGGGAGTCATTGCGGCAGGGCTTTAGAAGAATCCTAGGAAGACAGTGTCCTCACCGTCTTTCTTGTAAGCCTTGAATGAGATCTGGTTGGTCATAATCCCATCCTGATCGCCGTTAGGCATGGTGGTGATCTTTGCCTGTGGAATCCAAAACGCGATGGCTTGCTCAATTTCTCCAACGGTGCTCGTAGGATTGTAGGCGTAACCGAAGACCGAAATATCATCATTTGTGTTAAAAGCGGTAAAGCGATCCACGTTGTCATCATCCATATAGGGCGCGATCTCGCCAGTGGTCATAAACTGAGTAAAGCGAGAGCCGACCTTTCCGGACTGGGAGCAGGCAGATAGAACTTCCGCTTTTGTGTTCTCAAGGTTAAGCGTCAAAGAGTTATAAGAGACCTTTACGCCGTTGATCCAAACACAGGCGCCCAAAATAACAGGGGGCAAAGCCTCATTTGCAAAATTAGGCGTGAGCGGCACGGGCAGGGTCTCTGCAAATTGCTCAAGGTCAAGTGCCTCTACTGAGAAATTAAACGAGGGAACCGCGCCGCCTTCCCATGATTCAAGGCTGGCTGAGATCGAACGACAGCCCTCTACGGTTTCCTTAATAGCGCCACCGATGTAATGCGTGGTGGAGAAGCTTGGGGCGCCGTCTTTGTGATAATAGAGCGCGCTTTTACCGATGACGACGTTGTCTGCGGGGGCAGCATCTAGGGGGATGGCGAGGGTAATTTCCGCCGCGCCCAGGGTTGTATCAACCTCTGCGATTGGACGAAGGGCGTACTGGTTGGCTTGTTTCACCAAAATAATGTCGTTCTTCTTGAACTTTGAAATGTCTGCGTCTTGAATTTTCAAAACGCTGGCTGTGTTGCCTGTCTTGGTGGTGGTGTTGGTTGAGATCTGGCGAGTGCCACCCAGAAGAGACTTGTAAAGTACGTTCTCCCTGGGATATGCGCCCTCTGTGAGTCCCGCCTTAAATTCCACTGGGACCGAGCCGGTTACTTGCTTTAAGCCAAGGCGTGAGGCTTCTACCTCAATGGTGGCTGACAAGAGATTGCGCTCTACCTCGTCGCGGCTGTACTCAAAGCCCACGCCATCTTCAAGAACCTCTACTGCGTCACCGGCGACTGGCGCAACGTAGACACCCTCAAGTACTTCTTCCTTCAGGTAGACTGACGATTTACCCTTTACTACAAATCCCATTTTTTACTCCGTTCTGTAACGTACAGTATAAGTCGCCACAATCCGACACACCTTGTTCTCATTATCAACTTCGGGCTGGCTTATGTCCAGATTCGCAACGACTTGCACTCTACCTATGTTAAAGTTGTTCCGCATTATTTCTCTGTAAAGCGTTTCGTGCGCCTCGTATAGCGCCATTACCTTATCGTTTGCGTCAGCATCCTTGTCGAGCCTGTTTTTGAAGGAGTCACCAAACTCCACCTCGAAGTTTTGCTCTAGTGTGATCGTTCGACATGTCCCACTGACAAAGCTTGCCGAGCCCGGACGGATGGCAAAAAAAAGGCGGTTCTTTGACTCTGAATTTTTTGTTGTGTCCCAGATGTACTGCGACTTTTGGAATGGCGGGAGAATGGCGGTAATCGCCGTCTCGATCGCCGTGGTTATATCCGAAACAAGACTCATAGGCGCATTACCCTAATGTACTGAACGGCGTTTGATTCATTGTTTTCCACCTTGCCGTTGTCGTTCTCGTCTATGGACAAAAAGTTGAGGTTAATCGCCTCGGAGTATTTTCTGAAAAATCCATCCGATTTCTGCTTCCATTTATCGTCTACGGAATCCGATTCGTTTGCAAATATGTTTGACAGGGCGAGGTATTTTGCAGCCTGACGGATCTCATCGAAGTTGTGTAGGTCGAACTGGTCAAGCAGCTTGTATTTATTCTGCTGCTGGATGGTTTTGCCCTTATTCCGAAGGTGGGTCAGAATGTAGTTTCTGGCTTCCTGATGGTAAGCAATAAAACTCACCGAACCCTCGGGCAGGTATTCCATGACGTCGGGGTAGCCTTCCCTCAAGTCTTGGTCGT